ATATCACTAAAATTAGAAACAATTCCACCACCTATTTTAGCAGCAACTGGTAAATCTTTTAAAACAAAAATCTTATTCATAACTATTAATTTAAATTATTATTATTATTATTCTACTAATACATTCTCATTTAAATACGTTTTATAATCTCCAGTAAAGATACCTTTTAAAAACCTAACAGTATTACCTACTATTTCTCTACTAACTGTATCTTTCATGTTTAAATTCTTTCTAAGCAATAGATCTAATATAGTAGGTTTACTCACGTAAATAAGTTCTAAGGAATTTCCTATCCACCCTTTATTGAAGTCAATACGGATTACCCCTTGCTCAATGGCTACAACAGGCGATTCTGGGCGACTTTGGGAGAGTTTTGATTGTTGAACTTCGTGCTGAAATTCATCCTCAATAAGACGAGTTTTTGCCCACAAATCAGATTTTTTTGTCAACATATTAAAAGGAACAGCCTTAGAAGGATAAGTAATAGTAGTAGAATTAATAGTAACTTCTAAAGATATAAAAGGAGAATTAGAAACAATTATAAAATTATTATTATAAAAGTCTTTTCCATACTTTTCCCAGTAAGAAGAATAAATAGAAGTAGCACTCTTAGGCATACTTTCTAATCCTTCTTTCATAAGTATTTTCATACTCTTTAATAACATAAAACTTTGTTTACTAATAGGAACATCTTCTAAATATCCATCAGGTAAAGTACTCATATCATATATAGTATAATATGAAGATGTACTATGAGTTTTTAACTTTACAGTATAATTAGTTAAAACAGTACCATCAGGAAAAGATAGAGGAAATACACACATATAGAGATTTTCAGAAGTTTTCTCTATCTTTTCATCTTCACATAACTGAACAACAGAAGCCTTAGAAGAAATATAACCATAGTAATTACTAGGAACTTTACATTCCCCAATAGTATCAGAAATTAATTCTATATTAAGAATTTCCCTTCTAGTTAGATCACTTAAATCTTCATATCTTTTAGTAGTATCATCAGTACCTTGCCGTTTCATATTAGAAACAGGATTAGTACGTTGTTTAATAAATTTAGTTACCTCATCATTAAGAAACCAATCTTTTTCCTGTGATAACAAATTTTTCTGTGTAAAGGTATTAACTTTCTGTAGTCCTAAGTCAATAGCAATGTGCATTTCCTCTATAGTCATTATTTAATACTTTTAAGTTGAGCTTTAATGGAATCTCTAATTTGTACTTTCTTTATATCTTCTGATTTAAAGTAAAGTACAACATCTAATAAAGAGCTTCCTAATAAAATATCATTGTCAGCACCATAATAATAAGATTCTGTATTAGAAGGATTATAAATAACTCCTAATTTTACAGCTTTCATAATACTAGCTTTCAATGTTAAATCCCTATCTTTAATAAAACCTAAGAATTTAGCAGGACTTTTTGTTTTTAGTTTGTCAATTTCTAAATGCTTTTCTCCAATAGATTCATAAGTATCAGGGTTTTTCTTAAACATTCTAAGAACTGCATCTAACATTTGTTCATTCTCCATAATATCTAAAAATGCCTTAGTAGCTTTAGTCTGATCTTTAAATATATCATATTTCCTTTTAACTTCCTGATCTTTACTGAATAGATAAAATCTAATTCTAGGAGAAGCATAAACATCAGAAATAGAATTAGCAACTCTACTATAAACTAAACAATATCTAAATAAGATATAACTAGAGATACCTTCAATAACAGTTCCATGCTCTCTAATAATCTTTGCTTTATCTTCTAATTTTGCAAGTTTATATCCTTCTGCTACTTTAGCATTAGGAAATACTGTGGTAAAAATAATAACTTTACCTTTTATATTAGGATTTTCTGAATCATTATCAGCAGGAATAGATACAGAGATATTACTCCAATAGTTTTTAGTAGCTTCTAACCAGTGCATATGATCCTCTGGATAAATATTAGTAACTATAGGAAGATACTTCTTTTCTTCTTCTCTATCTAAACCTCTTAAAACTCCATCACCTTTTAATGCACTTCCTACTTTCAAGTTGTAATTAGCAGGATCATCTCCTGGCAAACCAACTAATCCCGGCTTCCTTCTAATAGATAGTGTTGTTATAACTTCTATTTCTTTACTTTTTGATACTTGTGTTTCCATATTATATTTTTATTGTTTAAAAAAAAGGTAGGCATTATACCTACCTTTTTTCACATTCTAAATTTATTATCAATAATTAACCAACTTTTTATAGATATGCAGGTTCTAAATCACACGAAAGTTTGAAACAATGTGTATTCCTTCTAATAGTAATACCAACTGTTTTCATAAAGTGGATAGAAGTCTTATCTTGGTTAGTTGCTAATTTTAAATCCATAGCATTACCTTTATAATCTCCATATCCTTTACCTTTGTACAATGTCATACCTTGCTCAATACCACGAATCATAGAACGACCTTTTTGTCCTACCATTTGTACGTTCCTACTTCCATCATAAGTACTCATATCTACGAAATACATTTCGTAAGAACTCATTGGAAGGTTACTAATAGGATGTTTTCTACTGTTATCAGCACGACTACCAAAATCAAGTAAGTTCATCAATCGTACTGTAATAGTATGACCGTCAATATGAACGTATTGATTGAAGTAAGCACCAAACGATAAACTATGTGGGCTAGTACCACGAACAAATTTATCAGCAACATTACCTTCTACCAATCTCCAACCACCTGCTCCATTAAGATCTCTCTTAATAGCTGCATCAAATTCTCTAGTACCACCAATACCTGTAAATAATAGAACATCCATTCTACCAGTATCAGTACCACCATAAAGAACATCTCCTACAGTATTATGAATCTTCTGAACTGTAAGGAAACCATAAGTATCTCTATGAGGAATTTGATCATCAACACCAGCACTCATAGGAATAGGAAGTTGAGTATCAGGATCAATAGTAGTAATTCTACCAGTAGCATCTCTGTTATACCTTGACCACCAAATATTCTCTTCAACTACTTCTTTAAACTGCATTTCGTGTTGGTACTCTTCCCACGGCATCCAAAGGTTAGTACTCTTACCATTGATATTGAATTGAAATTCAACAGTCCTATTAGGAACATTACCTGCTACTTCGTAAGACTTTCTTAAAATACCAATCTGATTCTTCAAACGACCAGGAGCTTGTTTGTTGCTCTCATTACCACTAGAATAAGATTCTGATACGTTAGCACCACCAGTCATAGACCACTTAGTACCAATCTGCAATTCACTTATAGGACAATACTCCGAAGGATCTCTATAAATAAGTTGTAGTTGATACTCCCAATTACTACCTACAGGAACAGGGCGACCTTGAATCCTAGCTTGAATACCATTAGGAGACATAATAGTATGTTGTTGCTTTAACCAATTACTTTTAAAAGTAAGTCTAAAGATACTACCTGCTATACCAACCTTATTAGTATCATTATAACCATGAGCAACCAAAATATCCGATTGCTTCATTCTTCCCATCACAGGAAAATCATATTCTACATCTTCTACCTCAATACGTTTTACACCACCTTTTTGTCCTTCTGTTAAGAAAGTCAAAGGAAATTTCTTATCTTCCCTACCCATAAGATGTGTAATAACAGGATTAATAGTATCATTCTTTGTTAGTCTCATTTGAGACAAAGAGTTATTACTAGTAAATCCGTTACCATCAAACGTTTCGTGTATTAATACTCTTGACGAGTTTTGTTTTGCTAATGTGTCCATTCTTTTAAAATTTTATTATTAATGTTTACTATGCTAGTAAAACATCTAAGCTCACATCACTAGGATTACCTTTTTTAGATTTATTCTGATTAAGGTTTCCATGTGATTTACTTTTATTAGCTTTAACTATTCTTTCTTTCAAAGTTGTAATTTTAGATTCATTCATCTTTTTATCTACCAAAGAACCTAAGTTAAATTTCTTGTACCTATAATAACGCATCATTAGCTCTACGTCTAACCCATCTTTATCGTTATCTAAAGTCTCTTGACTATTCCCTTCATTATCTACAGGATGAGATAAATATCTAAAGAAAGATTCTTTTTCCTTAGCATCTATGTTTAAGTTACCTAATTTACCTGTATCAATTACTTTCTTAACACCACCCCAATATTCAACTATTGAGTTATTCTCGGTATCAATCCTAGTTTGATAGGCATCATCTCTAGACTTTTGTATAGCTGCTTGGTTATCAGTTAAAATCCCAACCGCCTTAGAAACTTCTTTATCAGTAGCTCCACTCTTATTAATCATTTCAGCTAAACTAGATGCTCTATCAGCATCAACACCTGAAACAATAAAAGATTGTCTTATCAATCCTGTTTTATCTGTATCAGTAAGAGTTTTTACATTAATCTTACTAAAATCAATAGGGTTATTAAATGTCTCTAATTTACCACCCGAAAGTAAATGTTTAGATACTTCTCTAAGAATAGGATTACTATCAAAGAAACTTTTCTTAAATTTCTCTAATTCCATATTTCCAATATCCTTAGCTAACTTAGTATAACCTTGTACCGTATCTTCATACACTACAGGATTACCTTTTTCATCTAGTAGATCATAAGGCAGTTCGTTAATAACACCTGCAATAGCAGACTTACTAAACTCTACTTCTGTCTTAGTCTTAATAATTTTACCACCTTCATCTACTTGATTTCCTTTATCATCGTAAATAGGTTCAGCATCCATAAACTTATTTACATCTTCGTAATTCTTAATGACTTTACCATCTTTATCTAAGATGTTACCATCACTATCAATAGATTCCCCACCAAAATACTTTAGTAGTTCTTCTTTCAATTCAGTTTGTTCGTCAGATAGGGTTTCGTCATTTAATCCCTGTAAGAGAGATAAATTAGAAACATCACTATCATCATCATTACCACCATCTCCTTCTCCATCTCCTTCACCATCTCCTTCACCATCTCCTTCTCCGGTAGCAGCAGCAGCTTTATCAGCAGCAGCCTTTTCTTCGGCAGCTTTAGCAGCAGCAGCTTTAGCAGCTTCATCATCATCACTATCTACTGGAACTCTATCAGCACCAACACCAGTACCTAATAAGGTATCAATGTCAATACTAGAATCCCCATCTCCTTCTCCTATTAAAGGAAAAAGTTCTTGTAAAAAATATACATTCTTCATTACTCTTAAATTAGATTATTGATTATTTGTATTTTTGTTTTTATTACTACTAATAGTTGAGTTAGCAAGTTTTTCCTGAATCTTTACTTTTTTAGTTTCTAAGTTTACCTTTTTATTATCAGTACTCATCTTATGTTCTAACTCCCTATCTTTTCTATCTTGATCTCTAGCTTCAAAGCCTGTCTCCATATTATCATCAATACCATCCTGATCTGTATTATTACTATCAGAATCAATACCTTCTTTTATAAGAGCAACTTCTACAGCATTTTCAGCTTTCTTATCTGCCTCATAAATCTTAACATCTCTATCAGCTTGTTCACTTTCTCTCTTAGCACCTTCAACAGCACTTGCAGATTCCATTTGTTGTTTCTGCAAACTCTCATTCATTTGTCTCTCATTATCTTCTAACTTCCTAATTACTTCTTTCCCTTTAGTAAAGTTAGACATATCAAGTGCTTCCATGAATACAGTAGAACTACCACTATTTTGTGCATAGCTAAACATATATTGTTGTAATTCTGCTAATTTCTTTTCTTCTTTAATACTATTTTTAATAAATACATTATAAGAAGTATTAGTGTGATTAATAACATCGTCAGCGTTCATATTAAGAAACATCTCTCTTTCTGCACTATTAATATACTTAGCTTTCTTACCATCTAAAAAGGCAATCTTACTTATATCTAATAGTCCATCATAATCTTTCTCTTGGAACTTCTCAAATTTCCTATTTAGTTCTTCACTAATAATAGCACTTCTAAAGATAGCTTGTTCTGTTACACCTTTACCATCACTAGCTTTAGTATCTCCAAACCTTTGTCTATTCATACCAACAGCTTCCCACCAGTCTCCTTTAATACCAAGTAGTAATTCTCTACTTTGATTAATAAAATTAGTAAGAGACATATCTAGTACTTTAACTCCTTGTAAACCTAGAGCAAAATTAGGACTAGTCTCATCAGTAAATAAAAATCCAGTAGCTCTACTATGATATAAGGCTTTTTCTTCATCCCAGCCTTCTTTATCTTTAGGAAGTAAACCTAGAGGCATTAATAGAACTTTATCCATATTCCTATTAATCATTCTCTCTGTTTGGTAATATACAATATTATATAGTATCTGATAAGGAAATCCTATTTTAGAAATAGATTTAATCTCTCCACTTTTAGTAACACTATACCTACCATTATAAGGAAGTTTTTGTTCAGAGCTATTATTTAAATCTGCTCTATCATAAGGAATAGGTCTAACATTAATATAAATATCTTCTATAGCAGAATCTTCTACTTTCTCTCCTTCCCACAATTCGGTAATCCAACCCCAATCTATATCAATATCTCCAGCTTCCTTATCTAACTTATAAGTATCATCAACTTCAATTTCTTCTACTTCTCCTATTGGGTTTGTCCTATATAAAATACCTACTTTTTGGAAACTTCTCCATACAACGTGGATCAAATCTACATTGTTATCATTATCCCCAGTTATACTATATAACTTCTTATCAGTATCATTTGTAATATAAGCAGTAGGCATCCATGTATAACCAGTATTTTCTGCAAAATCTCCTTTATCTCTATTAAGAGAATCTAAAGCCTCTACTTCTGCATCACTTAGTTTATCATGGTATCTATCTAAGATATAATTAGGACTAACTCTTTGTTTCCTAATAAACCAATCTCCATCTTCAACAAAAGGAGATTTACTATTTTTTGGAAAATAACATTCTAAAGGATCAACGTGTTCTAAGTTAACGTCATTATGAATAACATCTTTATAACTAATTACTCTACCAACTTTACACCAATCATAATACATCTTGATATACTTTTCATCAAGATCTTCATTATACTTAATATAATCTAGAATCTCATTACCAGTTATAATATGGTTATCTGAATAGGTTCTTTTAAATTCTGCTTTAAATTGTTCTACCGAAGGTTGTTCTTTACTAGGTTGACCTGTTTCAACTCCGGCAGCATTTAAACCATTGATAGCTGTTTGGGCGTGTAGGTTTCTTAAACCATCACTCAATTTCTTTTCATAAATAGATTCAGCTTGTGGGTTAGTTCCCACTGCTTCAAAGTTCTTTAATCTCTTTCCATACTCTCCAACATATAATTCTATAATAGGAGTAATAATATCAAAGTTCTTTAACTTAGCACTAAACTTTGTATATTTTTCTACATCAGTATTAAAAGGATTAAGAACATGATTATAATCAGACTTATCTAATTCAGAATTATCTAGTCTATATAAACGAAGCATTTCTTCATAATCATCATTCAAGACAATTTGATCTATAAAATAATCTACATTAACTTCTCCCCAAGTTTTACCTTCTAAAGAAGCAGTTTGACCATTAGTAGAATATATTTTATATTTCTCCTTTGAACTTATTTTTTGTTTTGGATATATTCCTGACATAATTTTGTGTAATTATAAATATTAAAAAAGTTCTCTATCAAATATATGACTACGATTAGCAGTTGAATTACTAGCAGGTTTACTAATTTTTACCTGAAATTGTTCCTTAACATCAAACATTCCTACTATCATAGTTGACACCCTATCAAAGTTTCCTTTTACATTCCACTTAATAGATTCTTTTAATAATGCTTCATCATAAATATAGTGTAAATTTAACAAGTCTTTACCATGCTCATCTGTTCTTCTCTTAGTTAGCAGCCAATCTCGATAGTATATAATACCATCTTCGATACGTTTTGTATTGATATGTAACCCCTTATTACGCCCTGTTTTAGCCGTTTGTAGGGCTTTTTTCCAGACTACATCGGGTTCATCTTCTAACCATTCTAACAGTTTATTATGCCTTGCATAATTTAAAACATCTCCCCTATCATTCTCAAACATTAATTTAGCATTATAGTACCGGAGCAAATTAAACATTACTTCATTATATTGATCAGTAGTATCTCTCCTTCCTGTAAAAGCAGCAACTATTCTATCACCAAATCCAGAAGTTATATTATTACTACTTTCATAAATATATGTACAACCTAAAGAATCACTTGATTTTATAAACTTAGTCTGCTTAGGTAAAGCATAAGGATCATGCCAAGCTCTATATAAGTTATCAGGTATTACTGCTCTACCATCAGGTAAATGAACTCTATATGGTGGCGACCACATTTGTATAGAACCTTTAACATCTGTTTGTGGTTTGATAGGATATTCCATTATTGGATCAAAATATTGCTCTAATTCTTTCTTAGTAGCAAACATCTTATCTTTAAATTTAAGACCACTATCAGTATGTATTACAATACCACTCTTAGCTAAAGCCTTTAAACTAGGATCTCTTTGTACTCTCTTTAATTGATCTACTAATTGAGCAACAGGTAATACACTATCTTGTTTCCTACTAAATGCTTCTTTAGGACTAAATGGTTCTTCCATTATATAACCATTCAATTTACTAGAGCCACGTCTTTTTCTTTTATCTCTTTGTTTTATTTCAAAAGCAGTAGCATTTTTCTTATCACTATTACCATGTATATCTATAAATCCATCTTTACTAACATCTGTAGGCACAAAGAAACCACACTCTGAACCTTCTGAATCAGAATCCCAAATATTATTAAAAGACATAAAATCTTCTGAATTAGGAGAGAAAAACAATTCTTCAAATCCTTCCCACAATTTATCTTCTCCACCACCAGTACCAAACACAATCATCAGACCTGTTACCATATTTCCAGACTTTAGTGTAGGAAGAGTACTATTTAACACTTCTGCAAGGTTAGGACATTTTCCAGCTTCTTCTATTAACACTAAGTCAGCATCCTTACCACGAGCAGCACCTGGATCATTCGGACCGAAACTAACACATACTATACTACTAAGAAATCCTCTTTCTATTCCTAAAGAATCACTATATTTATATCCTAATTTAATAAAATCATCTCTATCTTTTAATCTACGTTTTTTCCAATCAGTATGTTTATTTAAGAACTGTAAATAATTATCTGCCATAGTCATAGTACCTTCGGGGTATAAAGAAGATGTACTAAAAGCTCCTAATACAGTAGTACTATTTCTAATTAGATTAACTCTATTAGCTGATATAAATCCGTTTTTATAACTATAACCTTTCCTTCTACTTTTTCCGACTACCATGTGTAGTCCCATCTCTCTAGCCTTCTCCTTAGCCTTAAAATAAAAAAAGTCACTATCCCAAAAATCTGGAAAAGTAACTTTCTTTTCAGCACTCTTACTTATCAATTCTCCATTAGGAGAAACTAATGCACCCTTAACTACTTTTTCAACTGTCCTCTTAATCTGACCAAAGTTTAAGTACCCATAGTGTTCTCCTGTAATATGAATCTTTTGCATGGTATAGTTACCATACTCATCCCTTAACAATCTTCCGGGAAGTGTCATACCATTAGTACACCTTTCTTCTTCTCTATCCCAAAACTCATTATACTCTTTCCTATCATACTTAGGATGAAGAGAAGTGTACATACTATTACTAACAAATTCTTTAGCTGTTTTAGTAAAATCAGCAGTATTAATAAAAGATATATCTTTAGGACTATATAAAGTCTCTCCTGTTAAACCTTCTACAATAGTATAGGGATCAGATAAAATATCTAACCCCTTTTTGACTTCCAACCTTTTTAGCTGAACATCACTTAAAACTTGTATATCATTAAAACTAGGACTAATTAGTCTCATAGTTATCTAAATTTTCATTTACATCCATGTACCCAACGATACCACTATTAATACCAAATTGCCTATCAGCAGCACAATTACCAATTAGTACACTATTTGGTAAATCTAACTCATATTCTAAAGCACACTCAAACGAAAGTCCTGGACTAGGTAATTTATAATACTCATCTCTTTTACCTGTCCAAAACATATAAGAGATACCATAGTTTTCAACACCACATCTATTCTCTATTATATCTACTATATCAGAAATCTTTTCATCGAATACAGTTATATCTACATAACCTTCTGCAACACTTTCTTGATTATCCAATATAATAATCTTATATCCTGCTTTAACATACTTTTTAACTATGGCTAGTATATCCATATTAATTCTCCAATCCTTACTATGTACAGGATATTTCCTACCACTCTTAGTAAATATAAGAGTATCATCTAATGTAATAAATAGTGCTTTTATCATTACCAATTTTTAATGTTATTAAATATTTCTTTTATCAAATCTCCAGAATTAGTATTATCCATAAAACTATTAAAATCTTCTTGTACTTCTTCTCTTTTATCTTTAAATCTAGAAGTAGCATCAGTACCTAAATACTTTTCAATAGCTTTAGTAGCTAATTCTCTAGCAATTTTAGGTAATACTACAATAGCATTAGCTTCACATTTTCTTTCTCCTACATCTCTTAAATAATTTTGTACATACGGCATATTAAAATTCTTATGTCCTTCGGAAGCAAGATTCTTTTTACTACCTGTTATAAGGTTATTAATCCAAGTAAAGTTATGCTTTTGTATAAAATCATAGTTTAATCCAAATCTATCTATAATTAAATCATACGGATCATATCCTTCTGTCCCATCTTCCCACTCCACATCTTTTAAATCATCTAAGTTCTTTCTTAGAAATTCAGATATTCTTAATCCATCAGGATCATGATCCCCACAATATAGTAAGACACATTTTAATCCATCATCTCTAGCTTCTGCAAATCTTCTAGCATATTCAGCACGTTGATACATAGAACTCCAACCTTTAGAATTAGCTATTGGTATATGATACGTTTTACATATAGGTTTAAACAGAGTTACTAAATCTACTTTTTCTACTACCATTTGTATATAATACTCTTCATCTTTCCACCAATTAGGAATATACTTATCTGCAACTTTTAAAGAAGTTTCTAACCAAAAACCAAAATCATCTACTACAGATTGAGAATATGGTTCTTCTACTCCTATAAATTCTCTAGCAGATTCTTCTGCTGTAAAGTCAATAGGAAGATACCCTAATTTCCTACATTTATTTATAACAGTAGTTACTTTATCAAATTGATCTTTATTTACATACCTTTGTTGTTCTAGTATATATGCCCATCCTCTTGATGATACTTTAAATCCTATTTGTAAGCTAATTGTTTTTAAGAACTCTGAAAATTCTTCTAAGTCTTTAAAATTAACACCATTTTCAACCACATAGAATCCCATATTATCGTGCCTCTAACATTTTAATAACTTCATCCCTTAAATAATTAATAGGTATCATCTTAGGTCGTCTATTAGGTCGCATATGAAATATAAACAAACCATTATCTAATAACTTATATCCCCAACTCTCAAACATATAAGCATACAAACTTAATTGTAATGTATAAATATTACCTTTACATTCTTCTAAATGATTTAGTGGATATAATAAGTATTTAGATTTTTCTAACCACTTAGTACCTTTAACCCATTTACCACCAATATTCTCTTTCTTATAATACCCAGACTTAAAGTGAATAATATCTTTATTAGTTTTCCAATCAAGTATTATAAAATTCTTACCTTTAACAATAAGGCAATCAATCATACCTGATACTTCATACTTATCTATATAAACTTTCTTTTCTGCATAGATAGTACAACCTTTATTAATATAATAAGATAATACATCATATATCTCTATATAAACTTCTTTTAAGTTAGTAGCATCTAAATCGTGAATAGTATTAAATACTTCAACATTTTTCCCTGTAAGAGGAATAATAGAATCGTTGGAAGCACCTACATTATAAGCAGATAGTTTATTATCTAAGCCTTTACTAGTATTAACGGTATCTTCCAAATAATCGTGTATTTTATTACCTCTACTACAGGCAGAATTAGTAATATCATCCCAACCATTTTTTAATTGGGTACAACCAATCCTATACATCTCTACTGCATATAACTCATCTAAAGTCATAGCAGTTTGATTCACATATATAATACCATGATCTTCATCCTGCCTAACTCTTAAACCAAAAGATTCTTTTAGTGTAGAGTACATAGCCCAATATCTTCTATTAAAAGGTTTCTTCACTTCTTCTATAACAGTAGTACAAGAAGTATATACTTTACCTTTCCTAGTATATTTATGTTCTACAGGATCAAACTGTATTCCGTGTTCCATCATAATATTAGTTTATATTTACTTTATATATTATTATCTTTTCTTTTAACATCTATCTTATGAGTTTTAGCAATCTTAAACCCAAAGAATCTTAATACCAATCTCCACCAAACTCTATCGTGTACTTTAGTTACTATATACTTCTCATTTAATATATCATTAGTAGTAAACGCATCATGACTAAATACTATTGTAAATGGTGTATTATTAGTTCCTGCTTTGTAATCATTTTCCATTTTAATCTTCTCTACTTCCCAACTCTCCACCACCATACAATTTCTTCTTTCCTTGCTTTTCCTTCATCATCTTGTCATACAAATCTTCAAGTCCTTGATATGCCTTTGGTAATAGGGTACTTAATTTTATAACTTCTTGTGTATTTGAACTCAACACTTCTATCAAAGAGTTTAATTGTGCTTCTACTCTCTCAATCTCATCAGGAGTTCCCATATCTAATTCTCCATTCAATTCTCTTATCTTTCCTCTAGCTCTCTCATTAGCTTCATTAAATAAATCTAAATCTTGTCCTATAGAATACAATCCTTTACTAGCATTATAGTAAGCTACTTCTATACCAGTAAGCATCAATAACTCTTCGTACTTAACAATAGCAGCTTTAACAGATAAATCTTCTTTCCATAAAGTATCTAGTTCTGCAAACCTTCTAGCTTGATACTTCTTTTCCTTATTACTTAAATCTCTAAAAATAGATTTAGGATCTGTTATTAAATATATATATAACATCTCCCTATTAAATTGTTTTTTCTCTCTACCCTGTGTGTCCCCTTTTCTTTTCATATCTCTTTTAAAGAGTTTCAGAAATTCAGGAACTTTCTTAGCTTCCAACCTATTAACAATTAATTCTTTACTATCTTGGTCTAAGATAAATAAACTTCTATTCTCCATCTGGTATCAATTCATTTAGTTTATCTCCTATAATAGGTCTAGTATCTTTACCTATCTTAGGCATCCTAATCATATTCATTACAGGAATCTTTTTAGCTTCTCTTTCTCTTTTCCACCTTTCCTTATTAGCTTCAATAGTTTTTATCTTAGCTTTAAGTATTCTTTGTTTAAATTCTATATCACTATAGAACTCTCTCAATTTATTTAGTTCACCAACAGATAAATTAAGAGCTTTCTTATCAGCAGTAACTAATTTACCTAAATAAGGAAGAGAAACATTAATACCTTTACTTAATTGAGCTACTGCACCTATAAATTGTGAAGATACAATATCATCAACTTCTTTAGGACTAAATTCCTTCCCATAGACAACCCTTAAATCTTCTACAACCTCTCCTATAATCTTTCTAATAGTATCATCTTTTTTCATAGTAAAATAGCTATTTCCCCTGTAAGAGAATTAATAGAAAATTCATGTGTACATGATACATCATACATTAGATAATCTGGAAATGTGTCAGTAAAATAATAAAATGTCTGTATAGGAATAAAAGTTGATGATACCATCATAATTAATAATTAATAGTATCTCCTACTAAAACAGGTAAAGTAACAAAAGTTGATTGTTTCTTTGCTTTAAAGTAAACATAGTGATTAGCTTTAACATCAACTTTATATTCAGCTTCTCCATATACTCCTGTATAATCAGTAGGAACTACATACATAAAATCACATACATTAAGTGAATCATATCTACCTGTCCATTTTAATATAAGATGTCCAAAGTGGACTTCAATTCCACTATCTTGATCCCTTACAATTAATCCCGGAGTTTTATCTAAGTTGAACGTAATAACATCAGTATTCTTATCAATAACAACAATAGTATCTTTAATAGTCCAAGCATAGTAAGATAAACCTTCAATTCTACTTGTCCATCCACCACCAGTAACAGTTGCTAAGTAAGTACCATGCGGTATATACCAAGGATCTGTACCATCTCTAAAGAAAGCAGCAGAGTTACTAGATGCAAGTTCTATATTAGAACTAGTTTTATTAGATAGATGTACAGTAACTCTTTCCGGATTAAAGAAGTGTTCCCATGTTTTAGGATCAAATGATTTAAGTGATCCTACTTCAAAACCTAAATCTCCTTTGAATACAACTTCTGTTGTGGTAATTGGAGTATCATCAATACAAGAGAATAGTAAAGCGATTAGAATAAGTAAAGCTAAATTTTTCATAATAATTTATTTAATAGTTTCTTTCATAATTGGTTGTCCAGTAGAATCTACTAATGAACCTATTTGTTCTTTAGTATTCCTTAATTTATCTTCTTTTTGTAGTATAGAAGCATGAGCCATTAAAGTATAGTTAGTAAGCATTTGATGCATCATATCTCTAAAGAGATCTAGCTTCCAATGGTCAGACCTTTGTGCTTGTATAGTAGAAATAGGATAGTAAGAGATATAAAGTTGATATTTCCCTTTAGAAGTGTATAACATAAGTTTAAGTTGCTGATAATCTTTAATTACACCCTTATTAGTTTTGAGAGGTGCAGTACCAGCAGTTAGAGTAAGTTCATATACATTCTCTATCTTCTGTCTAGCACATTCTTGATTCCATAATTTGATAGAATCTTGTAGTGTTTTATAATAATTATAAGCAAAGGTAGGTTTCTCTCTAGTAACCTTATTAGTTAACGATGATTCTTGAACATCTTCTACCTGTGTAGAAGTTTTAGGTAGTTTATCAAACTTTTCTTTGTTATCCATCTTAATTGTTTTAGCCATATCTAATAATTTTTTATGTTACAACAAATATAAACACATTTATATCCCTACCAAATTAAAAGGAATAAAAAATTGAATTTTTTGATGTAATTATTGCGAAAAATTGCCCTATATATATATGGTATAAGAAAAATCTAGAATTTACTTCATGTAAAGGGTGTAAGAGACTGATAATGAAAGATGTATAAGAGAAAAGTAGGAGATTTGAGAAATTTGAAAAAATTTTGTGGTGAAATTTCTAAAGAGTTTCTAGGAAATTTCTAAGAAGTTTCTAAGAGGATTCTAAAAAAAAATTATTGTGTGTGTGAGAAAGAGTGATCCACCTTAGATTGAACCCAGTACTAAGTTTCGGGATTGGAACTCCCCCGTCAATAACTAAAATGGTTTAAACGAGTTTACAATTCGATTGTAAATTCTATCCAAATGGGTTAACGACTACCAAGTGAGTTCTATCATTAGTTTACATCATTAGTATCATTTAATTATTTAATTATGAACACAATTAGTAAAGTAAAAGTCGTGCCTACCAAGAGAGGCACAGTAGTATTCTTAAGTTTTATCGGTAAAGAACAACAATTAGGGCGCAGCTCTAAACAGTTTCTAATCGACTTGCAAGAGTCATTTCTTATTGACGAGGACATCACGAGTATTAAACACCCATCTGTTAGACGAGTGTTTGCTAAACTTCGTGGAGCAACTGTTAGTAATAAGCTTGACTTCTACAAAGCAGGAGCAGATTATAAGATTGAGAAAGGTCATCCAGCCCTATCTCCAGACCATTCTGATTATGGAACAGTTGTCTTAGGGCAAGTGCTTCAAACAGAGAAAGACGGAGTAAGAGTTGTTGGCAGAGAGTTTCTCAATATGGAACTATCAGCTGTTAAGCAAGTAATAGAAGTAAATGCATTTGCATACGCTTCTATGAGAACAGCTTTCGAGGGATTTGTCCCAGAAGAAGATGAAGAATTGCCAGTAGTTGAGAACTTCCAAATGGAAGGAGACTTACCTGAAACAACGGAAGAA